TCGACTTCTAAATAATACATTGTATGGTACTACTCCAACTTATATGGATGATGGATTTCGTAAATCTGTTTTAGAATTGTATGGTGTACAATATATTGGACGAAACCATAATGGATATGAATATGAAGCAGTTATATTTGAAGAATACAAATATAATACATCAGAAGTAATATTTATATTAAATGTACTTACTGAAGATGTATCATATGAAGAAGCTCCAATTAAACAATTTTCTGATACTTGTGTACACTTTATTCTATCACAATATTACGATCCATCCATATATGAATTTTCAATTGATGATTTATGGCTTTAGAATTAGATAAACATGCAATTGGACTAGATTCCAAGAATAAAATTCGTTATGTACACATTTGAACAGAATGAATAGATAACAAATATCTTATTCATAGAGAATCTGGTCTATTAACTGGAAAGAAAACTATTGCTCCTGACATTGAGATACTTAAAGGTAAAGTTAAAAGAACGATTGATGAACAATTAACTCTAGAGTTTAATTCCAATTTCAAAAAGTATCTTGATAAAGGATATAAAGATGTTAGTGATCTTTCTATAAGTGAACTAACAGAAGACAAATGTAAAGAAATTCTTGGAGATACCAAGACTGACCAAAATGGTGCTTTGAAGCCTATGTTATGTAAACTTCTTGATAAAAGTAATAAGAAACTTACAGATAAACAATGATATGGGTCATATAAGCACGATGGAGTAAGAATGCTTGTATTTATGAGAGATGGAGAAGTACATACTTCTTCTAGAGGTGGAGGAGATTATGATATACCAGCTACATACATTAGACAAGATCCTTACATTGTAAAACTTCTAACAGAAAACGAAGGACTTATCTTAGATGGAGAACTATATAGACATGGTTGAAATCTTCAAAAAATAAGTGGATTATCTAGAAAAGAAACTCTTGAAGATGAACACGCTCAATTATGTTATCATTGTTATGATATTGTTGATGAAACATCGCCATTTAAAGATAGAGTTAAACGACTTAATGAATTTAAGAAAGATTGTCCATCTGATTCAAAACTAATTATAATTGAACAAAGATTGATTAGTGGGTTGGATGAAATCATGGACATGCACAATGAAGCAGTTGCAGCTGGATATGAAGGACTTGTTATAAAAGATCCAGACAAAGAATATAAATGTGGGGCTAGAGACAATCGTGCTTTAAAAATTAAGGAGTTTCAGGATGCTGAATTTAAAATAGTAGGATTGGTTGAAGGATTACGTGAAGAAGATATGTGTTTCTTAATGGAAATGCCAGATGGAACGCAATTTAAAGCTAAGCCTATTGGAGATAGAGCATTAAAACAAGAATATCGTGATAACATTGATGATATTATTGGTAGAATGGGTACTGTAAAGTATTTTGGAATGACTAATACTGAACATCCTGTTCCAAACCTTCCATCTTTCCGTGCTGTTAGATATGAAAATGATATTTAATAAAAACAATATAAATATGAAATATACAAAAGAAGAACTTGAGGAACTTCGTAAAGACCCTCTTATGCAATTTATGGCTAGTATTTTTGGTACTGATCTTAATGATCTTATAAGTGATGCCAAAATGAAACTTGAAGAAGAGGAAAATAAGAATAAAATTAATCAGAAGACTAATGACATTCTTAATGCTTTCAAAGAAAAGAAATCTGAGCACTCTGATAAAAATGAAAACATTACATCCAAACTTGAAGAAACTCTTCGTAAAATGGAAAAAGATGGACTTATTCACGATCTCCATATAAACAATCAACCTGTTCAAGATAAAAAGAAGGTATATGAAGTTCCTAAGTGTGAAGTTAAATCTTTTATAATGTCTAAGGAACAATTTGTTAAGTTTGTAAACAAATATACGGAACTTGTTAATAATCTTTCCAAACTTTCTTATTTGTTTGGAATTTCCTTTGATTTTGCAAAATGTAATTTTAATTTTGCTTCCACTGTGAGTGAAATTATTTGGGATTTTGTTCGCTTAATTTTCGGTGATGATAATGCCGATGATATTGCCGATTTTATTTATGGAAATTCCAATTTTGACAGTGCTGAAAAACTTTATGATGAACTTGTCTAACATCTAATTTTTACCGTCTAAACTCGTCAATTTTGAAATCAAATTTAAAATTTGAGTTAGACATCATTTATATAAAAATAATTAAAAATTAAAGACTTATGAAAGAAGTCGTATATGGATTAGTTAAAAGGCTTGTTGAAGAAGCTCCAACTAGAATGCATATTTCTAGAAACATTATAACACCATGTTATATACGTGATAATCGAAAATATTCTATAAATGCTGGAAGTGATTGGATGGAATTTTATATTTCTGATAATGATAATAATATTCTTTATGAGTTGCTTATTGAAGACGAACGTACAAGAAATGAAATTCGTTATAAATTAGAAGATTGGGCAAAAATCTTTGAACATAGAGAAATTGAACTTCTTGAAGATAACATTAAAGTAGAAAAACCTCAAGGTATGGAATCACTTCTTGAGGAAACTGATAATGATGAATAGTTTTCTTGATTATTTAAAGGAAAGTCCTGATTGTTTATATATTTACAATCGGGACTTTTCTATTTATGGACTTGAAAGTAAAGAACGTTATACTATAGTTGTTAAGGACGATTGAATTTGTCCAGAAGATTGGATTGGATTTGATACGGATGTATATGAAGTGTTCTATTTAAATGAGTGGTTTAATATTGTATTAAATGGAGATTTAATTGGATGGGAATGTGCATGTCTTAATAAGAAATATGTAATTAAAGAGCATGTAAAACTATTAATGAAAACCAATCCACTCCAATTAAAAAAGACAATTCGTACACAACGTTTAAGTAATGAAATATATTCCGATGTAAATATTTTAAGAGATTGAGAATTAATCAAAAATATCAAATTTGCTATTCAAATAATTGAGAATCATAAGATTGTTAATTTTAAGGAAGCAAAAAATGATTATTTTAATCTTTCAAAATGTGAATCAATTGAAGAACTAACTGAATATATTAATAAATCTTATCAAATTCTTAAAGATTTAACTGATGGAATGTTACTTCAAGAACGAATTAAAGAAATTAATAATGAATCAAATCTTTAATATAACAGTTTCTGGAATTGGAGATATTCCAGTTTCAGCAGATTCATGGGAAGAAGCAGAAGAAATTGTACAAGCATATATAGATAAACGTTCTTTAGATTGAGTTATTACTTATGGCTAAATTTGAATTTAAAGTAACAAAAATAGAAGATGGTGGTAAAGTTTGGACACATTATATTATTATTCGTGCAACTGATAAATTAACTGCATTTGCAAGAATAGAAGATATATTTCCAAGTCCAACATATGAACATGAATTTATAGGAACATGTTAATATCAGATAATGAATTTGGAGCACCCTGAAATGATCAATTTTATAGAATAAGAATGATTTCAATTGAAGAATCTGTTCCAGATATTATAGAAGAAATTCTTACTTTAAGCGGTCCAAAGAAATATGACGAAGATGAACTATATGAAAAAGCAAAAAATATGTTTCCACATCATTTAATATTAAATATAACATGCGATTCATAGATTCAAGTGTAGAAATTATAGAACAAGAACCAGGTATTCTTGGTGTATATAAACAAATAGAAAAGGCAGCAAGACTTTCATATAAGTCAGAGGATAGAATTACAGAAGATTCTGCTAAAAAAATGGTAGATACTCTTGTGAAAAATAAGCATTTGGCTTGCTTGGAGCACGGCACCATTTATTTAGAAGTGCCTATGAATCAACTTGGAGCAAGAATTAATAGTAAATATGTTAGTAATAAGTACTCTATTTCTCGTAATTCTTTTGACTGTTATACCTTTTGTATCACAACTAATGCTAGAGTATTAGTTGAAAATGGATGGCTAGATGATTTACAATATATGTTTAATCCAACAGAATATCACAAAAAACGAATTTCTGTTAAGTTTACTACATCTATTGGTATAACGAGGGAGCTGATTAGGCATCGTGCATTTTCATTTATGAATGAGAGTACAAGATATTGCAATTATTCCAAAGGAAAGTTTGGTTCTGAACTTACTTTTGTTATTCCAGAATGGATTTATAATATTCAAGCAGAAGTAGCATCTTATAGAAATTCAAGAGGTGAATCTATGGATTGGATAATGAGTCTTGCTAATAACGAATTATTAACAACTCTTTCCAATAATGATGAAAAAGTAGCTGTATATTGGGATTGCCTTAGTGAAGCAGAAACTACTTATAATTTTCTTATAAATAATGGACTTAAAGCACAAGATGCAAGAAGTATTCTTCCATTAGATACTAAGAGTGAAATTATCATGACTGGATTTGTAGATGATTGGCTCCATTTCTTTGCATTAAGAAGTTACATTGCTGCTACAGGAAAACCTCATCCTGATATTCAAAAACTTGCTGATGGACTATTACAGGAATTTCTTAATAGAGGTTATATAACGAATGAAGATGTTAAGAAATTAGAAGATGAAAAAAGAAAACAAACTGATAAGGACGATTAAAGCGTCTATATTATGTGCAAGATTTCCATTTTTATATCCAAGAAACAGATTTGATGGAAAACATCATGCATATAAATTAAATAATGTACTTTATAAATTAAACGAAGAAGCTATTATTGAACTTGGAGTTACTGCTACTAGACATGAACCTAAAGAAAAATTAATTACTCATATAGAAGGTCATGGTGTAACAGTAGATTTAGATATTGAGAATCGAAAACTTATCATTAAAAATCATTTAGAAACAAAAGAATATAATTTATATAATCTTTTGTGGCGTAGTAATGATAAGTTTACTATTCTTGGAATGACTGCATTTTGGAATAATAGTAAAAACATAACAATCTATGTCAAAACAACGGATGAAAACGATAAAACAAATTATGGTTTTCATTATGATGAAATAAAACTTTTAAATAATAAAAGTAAACTACGTTGGTATAAAATCTTACAATGGATTGATGAAAATATTCTTGATAAGATTTGTTTTCTTCCAGATCACACAGAATTAGATGCACTGGAACCTGGTTGGAGAAAAAAGTTTGGTATAGATATTTGTAAAGAAATAAAACAATCTTTACTTAAAACAGGTGGAAGAAAAGCATTAAAGTCATATAGAATTGTTCAAATAAAAGAGAAATTTGGAGGATTAAGATGGTACGATGCTTGGTCAACAGATGAAATACTTCATACGATTATACCAAAATATGAAAGGCTTTCATTTGAAACTTGTATTTATTGTGGAAAACCCGCACAATATGTAAGTGCTGGTTGGATTTCTCCTTATTGTGAAGATTGTATAGATGATAAACATAATTATGTACCAATAACAGAAGAAGATGCTTGGGACAAAGCATATACCTATTATTGGCCTAAAAAAGAAGAATAATGGCACTAACAATACCACAAGCCATACGAAAGTTACTCATTAAAGAGCCTTTTTATGGCTTGTTTCTTTTATCTTTGAATAAATATTTCGACGATAGTATTCCTACAGCCTGTGTTAGACGAAAAGGAATTAACGTTGAACTAGCAATTAACCCTACTTTCTGGAATACACTTAGTGATGCAACAGAACTGGCAATATTAGAACATGAAGTGTTGCATTTGGTCTTCAAGCATTTATGGATGAATAAAGACTTTCCCAATGCAAAACATCGCAATATTTGCCAAGACATCGAAGTAAATTCATACCTAGAGGACCTACCTATAGATGCTGTCACAGCAGACAAGTACGGTGTACCTCCTATGCTTGGAACTAAGTGGTATTATGAAAATATTCCAGAAGAAAAGGATGATGATGACATCAATAATCACGATTGGGGTGATTTTCAAGATGTCAGTGATGCTGAAAAACAATTAATCAATAATCAGATTGATCATGTAGCAAAACAGGCAGCTGAACAAGTTCAGAAAATGAATGGTAAAATTCCTGGTTGTTTGCAAAGTTATATTGATGAATTGTTTAAACCTAAAGAACGATTCTTTAATTGGAAGTCTTATTTTAGACGAATGATTGGAACCGTTATCGATATTGAACTTAAGAAGACTCGTAAAAAAGAGTCAATTAGATTCCCAGATGCTTCTGGACTGAAGCATAAAAGAAAGAGTAGTATTTGTATAATAGTTGATACATCTGGTTCTGTAAGTGATAGTGAACTTAAGGATTTCTTTAGTGAAATTTATCATGTGTGGAAGGCAGGTGCTGAAGTTACCATCGTAGAAAATGATGCTGCTATTGGACGAATATATAAATACAATGGTAAATGGGATGGTAAATGTACTGGACGCGGAGGAACTGTATTCAATGAAGCCGTTTCGTGGTATAATGATCACAAGAAGGACTTTAATACAGTCATCTTCTTTACTGATGGTTATGCTGATGTAAATTTGAATATACGTGGAGAAAGTATTTGGGTTATTACATCAGACGGATCTCATCAAACATATCCTGGTAAAACTTTATACATACCTAAACAAAATAAATAATTAAAATGGAAAATACTTTAACATTAGACGAATTTAGAGACATTTGTAAATATCTAATTAAAAATAATAAACGATTAATTGAAAAGGGTGACAGACCTATTGCAATTGGAATTGAAGGTGAGGCTGGACTGGGTAAAACTTCAATTCTAATGCAAATATGCGACGAATTGAATTATGGTTGTATTCGTCTAAATCTTGCTGAATTGGAAGAAGTTAGCGACTTAACCGGATTTCCAATTAAGGAATATAAGACTAATGATGGTGAATGGGTTCCTGCAGATTTGGTTCATAAATTCTGTGATGAAAAAGTTTTCACTAATGAATCTCGAATGTCCTATGCTGCTCCAGAATGGTTACCCAATTCTGACGGAGAAGGAAAAGATGGTTGGCTACTTATATTGGATGATTACACTAGAGCAAATAGTTTGTTCATGCAGTCAACTATGCAACTTATTCAGGATGGTCGCTATATTTCTTGGAATCTACCAAAGAATACCACTATTGTACTAAGTACTAATCCAGATTCAGGACAGTACGCCGTATCTTCACTTGATCCAGCACAGAAGTCCAGATTTATCAACTTCCCGGTCAAGTTCAGTATTGATTCTTGGTCTCAATGGGCAGAAAATGTAGAACTTGATACTAGAGCAATTAACTTTGGTATTTCTTATAGTTCAGAACTATTTGAAAATGAAAAACAGTTAGCTACGATCAATCCTCGTAGTTATACTATGTTTGCAAATGCAATCTCTGGTATTGATGATTGGCAGAAACCTGATTCTCTTGCTATGATTCTTAACATTAGTAAGGGTTGTTTTAATGATCCTGATAATGTTGTTGGATCTTTATTTACTACTTTTATTGCAAATAAATTGGACCAATTAATTAGTCCAAAGGACATGCTTACAGGAAAGTGGGATACAATTCAACCCAAGATTGAAAACGCAGTTTATGATAATCAAGGAAATTATAAACCAGCTGTTGCAGCAATTCTTCAGACAAGATTGCTTAATTATTCCATGTTCTATTTTGAACAGAAGGGAAGTAATAGTGATTTAGTATATAATAGACTTTTGGAGATTCTTAATGCTCCTAAGATGCTGTTTAGTGAAGATATAGTATTCAATATTATTAAAACTCTTTGTACAAAATACAAGAATAGAACTAATAAGTGGATGCTTAATAATCAACTTCGTCAAAGAATTATTGGATAATGTACTGAAAAGACACTGATAAAATCTGCTATCATTTTTGTTATAACAATTTGTATTATAATAATATAAATAACACTCAATTAAATGTATTTGAGAATAGACGTTATTGGTATGAATTTATTACAAATGGATATTGTTATCCAAGACAAAAATTATCAGACATTAGTTCTAACTTTGAAGTAACAACAGTAAAACCAGAATCTAAGTTGTTTTTCGACCCAGGTTCTGGTTTTCCTCGTTTTAAGTTAGGATTGACGGATAATAAACGTTGTATTAAAACAACTAAAGCAGATTATATTGTAGTTTCAGGAAAGAAAGATTATAAAACTCCAGATGCGGAACATGTTGTACTGGAAGATGATAATGGAGTTTATATTATAAATAAAGATGAATGGGATCAATGATTCAGTGGTAGATTAGATGTATTCATTAATAGCGTTTGTGCATATAAAACATTTAAAAACGTTAAGGTAATACATGTAGGTAGATTAGCTAGTTATGCAAAGGACTCTGTTTGACTAGCAAAATATGCAGAAGGTGAATATACACTCGAATATATTACTGATGTTAATTTAGATAAACAAATTTGTTCTATGTGCCCTGAACCAACTTTTGATGAACTTTGTTCTATTATTGATATGCTTAATTCAGATGATGCTGCAGTTGTTCAACTTGCAATTAAAACATTATCTGCCTATGATATTGCAAAATATAAGTTAACTTTTAGATTGATCCTTTATACGAGAAGAGGTTGATATGAATATTCCAAAAACCTTGTTGCAACTAAACAGTTAATCGAAACTCTTGGATTAAATAGATATTATGTATATGATGATTTTGCTTATGGTGCAAAATATGCAGATGATCAGACGGATACATATACAATAGAAGATATTGCACTATCTAAACAAATTGGACTTAAATTAACTCAAGAGTGGTTGCAAAAAATGTATAAAGATAACTTCCAGAATGCTAACTATCGTTGGTTGCCAAATGAAAGAAAAGTTACGCTCTCATAGTCTCATTGCAGTATCTGGATGTAAGAATGCAGGAAAAGATTCAATTACGTCCATGCTTCAGTATTGCTTAAGTGTTCCAAAAATGCTTAGGCAATACTGGATTTATAAGAATTTCAGAAAATGGGTTTCTCCAAAATATAAGAGACTTGCATTTGCAGATCCACTAAAGAGAATGCTCGCAGTTCTATTAAATGTACCCGTATCAAAATTTAACAATCGTCATTTCAAAGAAGATTGTGTTATAAACATTCCTACATTAGATTATTCATTAAGTGCATTTAATGAAGAATCAGATGTTTTATCCGATTCTAAATTTAATAAACTTGTTAAAAATTTGGATTCATCATTAACCCAATCCAATCTAACAGTAAGACAATTAATGCAGTACTTTGGGACGAACGTAATGCATACATTCTTTGGAAGAAATGTATGAATCAATTCTACCCTTAAACATGCAAATGGACCAACTATTATTTCTGATTTGAGATTTAAAGCAGAATATAATGCTGTTAAAGATGTAGATGGATTTGTAATTTATGTTGATAGACCTGGTTGTGAATTTGGACAACATGCTTCTGAAAGAGAGATGGAAGAACTATTAAATTCAAATAAATATGATTTGATTATTCATAATGATGGTTCTGCAAAAGATTTATTTAACAAAATAAAAGAATTATGTTAACATCTCGTCAAATTATAATTAAACTTATTGATAACAAAATTATCACTGGAGAAGAAGCATTTACTCTAATAAATGATATAATTCAAGCAGAAATGGTTGAAACATATAAAGTATTAGAGAAAAAAGATTCTGAAAAATCATCACAAACTTGAAATAATGATTGAAATAAACTTGTATCAACTCCAATTTGAGTTGGAAATTCTGATTCAATCACTTATAATAGTGGAACCTGTACCAATACAGCAACAAATATTTCTGGATCCAATTAACATTAATTAAATATAAAAGCCTCATACTGCATTTTAGCGGTATGAGGCTTTATTTTTTATTCTATATTATAGTTTTCTTTTAAATATATAATATCTTCTGTGTTTTTCTTTATTATTCTTTCACTAAAGTCTGTTTTAATTTTTCTTATTTTATTAAATTCAACACAATGCTTCTTACAATCAATTATAGATTTTGTAGTATATACTAATAATTCTTTATCTTCAAATATAACAGTATGATATTCTAATGGAATGTCTAAATTTTCCAGAAAATGAATTGGAATTGCAGAATCAATTTTTATTTTTGCCAATTCTTTTACACTAATTCCTACTACTTTTACATCAAAATCATGATATTCTCTATTTAAAGGAGTTCCATTCAAATATAAACCATAACTACCGCCTATAATCAACTTATTATTTGGAAATATTGAATTTAATAAACTAATTGTTTTAGATATATTATTTTCTATTTGCGAAATTTCCATATTTAAGCAGTTTGAACTGTTCAACCTTCTGGAATACCGTTATCTCCAGTTACATCTCAGGTTGCAGTTGAATTCTTTATAAATGTTCCAGTTGATGATACTCCATGTACCCAAGCGTTAGTATATTCAGTTAATGGTGTAGTAGTGAACATTGCTTTGATATAATTGAGGTTGCTACATTTATAGAACATCGTGCCATAGCAGCCGTTTACTAATGTAGTAGCAGGCAATTCAGGGGCACCAGTAAGAGCAGTACATCTTTTAAACATACTATAATAACAACTTAGTGATAAAGTAGTAGCTGGTAGTAAATCATTTGGAATAGTAGTCAGACTAGTACAGTTAAGGAACATTTCACTATAACATCACTTTGCTAAATTGGTTGCAGGTAATAAGTTACTTGGTAATGTATTTAATCTTGTGCATCAACTGAACATAGTTGAATAACAGCAAGTTTGTAAAGTAGTAGCTGGTAAAGTAAAATCATCTGGTAATATTAAATCTGCACACCCAAAGAACATTGAACGATAACAATATTCATTAAGATTCGTCATTGGAAGTTTAGGAGGTTCAATTAAAGTTGCATTCATAAATAAACTATCATAGCAGTGAGGTGTTAAATCAGTATCAGATCTACCTAATATTAAATTTTTAGCAGAAACAACTCTACAATTTACAAATAAACGGTAATATTGATATGCGTCTAAACCTTGATAAGACCCATCATATCCATTTAATGATTCTATATTGCCAAATAAGTTAAATTTTGTATTACATGAAAAGTAATTAACAAAATAATTTGAAGAATTTTCTCTATGTGTATATGGATGAATTGAACTACGAAATTGAACAAGGTTTCCAGGAACTAAATTATCTATTGTTGTTTCCCCAAATGTACCAAATGTTCATTCTCCATCATTGATTTTATATTCTATGTCATCTATTACTCAATCATCAGTTTCTCCATCATATTCAAGGCTTATACAATAAGTATCACCTTCTGTATAATTATCTTCTCCAAGTATTTCAAATGTAAGTGGTATGTTTTCATAGTCTATCACTGCATCTTCTGTTGCATAATGAACATGATTTTCATCTTTGCATATTGCTACATAAGGTGCTTCTAATGATGCTCCATTATTAAATTCTAAATGTGTATTATATAATCCTAAATATTTATTCATATATTTAAATTGTTTTATAAGCCCTGCATTGCTCTTAAAGAGTGGTGTAGGGCTTTATTTTTTATTAATTAGCTAATTCTTCAGCATTTAACACTAAACCGTTAAAGTTTCTAATCATACCAACATTATTTGTAAATATATATGGTACAGAATGTTGTCCAGTTATAACCTGCCAGTTAGATATTGCAAATCGTTGTACTTGTGTAATTAAAGGTGGGTTTTGTGCAAACTGTCCAAGAATATTTTGAAATTGAGAATCTTGTGTAGAACCTCAAATAACATTATATGCTAATTGTTCTGCAGGACCCATGCGTTTAACAGCATTTCTCACCTTTTGTACATTTAATGGTTCGTCAACATCTGCAAACTCTCCTGTAATAAATGTAACAATTAATGCTAGTAACATCATAATAAATTCATCATGTAATCCAAGTAATAAGTATCCTCGTTCTACAGGATCTTTTCATATTTGATTAAGCGTTTCTTGATCTCATGTTAAAATTGATTTAACAAACTTTCCTGTCTCTCAAAGAATACCATTCATTGGAATTCCATCGTAATCAAAATATAATCTAGCATTATTACTATTAATTTCATCTTCTGTTAGTTCTGATTTACGCTTTATTTTTCTATGCGGATTATTGTCTTCATCATAAGTTATTACTTGATAAAGTTCTTCACCAGTTTCAACATCAAATTGTTGCTTTAATAGTTCTGTATTATGAACACCTTTTGGCATAATTCATTGTTCTAACTTAGACGTTAAAAACGTCTTATATTGTAATATAAATGATCCAACAAAAGTATCACAGAACAAAGATTTTGATTCTTCATCATAGTGGCCATACAATAAATCTCCGAAGTTTTTAATTGATCCAGCTTCAGTTTGAGTATATGCTTGCGGAAGATCATCACCTTCTTTAAGTTTAGATCCGTCTTCTTTTCGATATCCCTCTTCATTAAACGCGTCAATCATTGTTAAATATAAGGACTTTTCTTTCAGATAGTCTTTATGAGAAGTCTCATTATTTAAATAATGTTGAAAACGTCCATCCTTTTTAAAATCATATACTAATTTACCGTCTAAATCTACACTATGTGCTTCTCAACAGCCATCACCCATCATTTTGGCAACTAATATAGATACTCTATGTAAGAAATCCGGTGCTGTTGCAGTAAGAAATAGTGTATCTTCAGTTCAGTTATTTACATTTAATCAATTAACTCTTCTATTTTGTGCAATAGAACCGATTGATTGATTTGCCATTTTATAAATAGCATTTAATTGCTGTAGCATTGAAACACCGCTTGTGTTTTTTGGAGCCTCTTTTATTACATATTCTAATCCTTTTAAATAGAATTTTTCATTAATTCCAGGAAGCATCTTAATTCCAGCACGCGCTGCACCATTATAAATACCTTGAAGTGTTTCTCTAAACATCGATGTAAAGTTTAACGAAAGGGCCATTCTCGTAAACCCACTTCTTATAAAACTTACTCATTTATAAATACCTCTTAATTCAGTTGGAACTAAAGATTCTCCATATAATTTACTACGGACCGCTTTATCAAAAACACTAATAATATCTTTCATATCCTGGCCACCGTACGAACTACGATACATCATAGATAGTCTTAATGCAGCGACTCTTGGTAAATAATCTTTTGAAACTTCTGATTTCGTGTATGCTACTAAAGCCTGATTAAACACTCTTTCAATATTTAAATCAAATGCATTTGGACCTTTACCAGGAGCTTGTATCTTCTGAAGACGTGCACCAGATGTTAATTCAAACTTATTGTATAGTTTTTTGCCAAGTCTATTATACTCAATTGCCGCTTCCTCATCTTCAGCAAAAACGTCTTTTGTCAATGTGGTAAATTGTTGTCATTTATTTTTTATGGCTGTAACAAAACCAAGAGATTTCATCTGATTAAAACCAGTAGCTTCTGTTAAAGGTAATTCGTATCATTGTAAAGATGACTTATATGCTTCTTTATCAGCATCATTTAATTTACCAAAACGTAGTTCATTAATAATTTCTAAGAACTCTCTTAAACATTCTCTATCCGCTGGTTGTCCATCAAAATCTGGTGATTCTGGATCTTTTAATAGTAGTCTTTCGTCTAATTTGCCATTTTCATCAGTTCTAAATCAGTCTTTAAATGCTTGTGTACCATTTCCGTGTTTTTTATAAACGGCTTCAAATAGTTTTTGCATTTTAAATCCTTTTTCATAGCATCTTTTACTAACTTCTGCAGAGAATCCATCGATAATAGTGCCTAATTCTCTTAGATTTGTTGATGGTGAGAATTGTAAACTAGAAATCATTGTACCAGTAAGCCCTCTACCTTTTTGTCAATATTGTCCAATATTTATTTCGTTATGAGAATTTACTCCATGTAAATAATTTTTGGCCATATTTAGAAATGTGTAAGCTTGCCAAATAGGATTACTCATTTCAATAGAGTCGCTACTCCAATTATATAAATTTGTGTATTTATGTTTCATCATAGCTAAACACGAATCTATATAATCTTCTATAGATTTTGATTCATCAACTTTCAATTCATTTAATAGAGTTGGATCAACACTTATTAATCTAGATTTTGCTCCATCAATTAATGCTTGTACATCTTCAACAAATATTCCAGAATCTAAATCGTTTAAAGGTATGTCTGGATTTTTCAATTTTAATTGATTGTAATTCTGAATTATTTGAGAATTAAGCGCCATTGTTTCTTTTGCTTGATTTGGATTTATAACACGTATTTGTTGAATGCGTTTAGACTCAAATTTATCTTGGTTTTGAGATACATAAATCATTACTTCCATTAATCCAATATGTCCATATGATGCTTCAAAAATTTTTGTTTTATCTGCATATAAATCTTTTGTGTTTTTTCCTAATATTGTAGTTCCAACACCAAGATTAATTACATTTGCTAATGGATTTTCTGAAATCATTACAATTTCACAAATTCCGCCTTTTTCAAAAATAAATATACCATTTGCGTTTAGAATGTCATCTTCATTAAACGTTCAGTGTTCATCAAAATAACGTTTAAATTGAGTTGTTACTCATTCTCTGTGTTGTTCTGGTGCAATATCTGCAAATGAATTAATATCTAATTCACCTCTTTGTACTTGTTTTATTCTATTGGCATACTCTATACATGTATCAGAACGTTTTGATGATAATGCATCAATATAGTCTGCAATTATTTGATCTAATTGCTCTTCTGTTTTTGCATATCTTAATGATCTATCTAAACCTTTTCGTCTAAATGCAAACCTGTCCCCTCTTTGATATCTTGTATCGCTAGGTAATAGTGTTTGAGTATAATCCTTATTATTTTTATATCATTCTACATCTCTACCTAAGTTTTCTTGATATTTTCTAACAGATTGAGATGGAAACAATTTATTAAATGTTTCTGCTCAACTTGTTAGACCGGAACCATTAATTGAAAAGTCATTAGGAAAAACTTCTTTTGCCATTGAACTATATTTTCCAGATAATACATCTGGAACTAAAATAGTTTTATCCTGTTGTACTTCTTTTGTATGATTGTCTTTAATTCCGATTTCATTTTTAGAGTCTTCATATTCATACTCTGTTTTTATAGGTACGATAGATGCAGAAACAACATCTATACCATATTGTTGAAGAATTTTTGCATAGAATGCCAATTGTAAAGAAGCACCTCTCTTTTTAGTAGAGTGTCATCATTTAAGATTGGATGTTACTTCATTAGTATTTTGAGTTCAATCACCCACAGAATGACGGGAAACTTTAAAATCATAAACGTGTGCTTTTCCATATTGATCTACTACCAATAAGTCAATTTTACCATTAATTGAATCAATGTTTGCAGCACTTAACTGGTCAGAAATTTCTGAAGACAATTCTTTAGATATAATTCCAAATTCTGGATAAAACTTTGTATTATTTCCGTGTTTTTTGAGAAGCTCTTCTTTAAACGCTTCTGCCTGACTTTTAATAGAATTAAACTGTTCTTCAGTTAAATATTGACTAGGACTATAATTATAAGCCTCTCCACGAAATACCATTTCATAGATTTTGTGTATTTCTGTACCTGTATTTGAAAAAGTATCTCACGCAGCTTCTTCCTTAACAACTGCCTTTTTTGCTTCTTGTTCGGCTTCTGTTTCAGACATTCCATTCTTTTTAAATTCCTCCGTCAAGAATTTTGTTCTACGCATTCTTCAAGAGTCTTTATTAAACTCGACCATAAAAGGATCTCCGGTAGAAGGTACGTCGAATTGTTGTAAAAATCGTGTTACACCAATGGAATTATCAATTCTATAAAAAGAAACATTGTCTTCTGGATCATCACTTGCAACATAAGTTACTTTTTGAGATACTGACGAGATCTTTTGTGAGATCTCGTCAAGTACCTCTATAGTATCTTTTTGAAAATCAACAGCACGAGTAACAAAATCAGAAAGATCTATTACATTGGGATGGCTTCTACTAAGTTCGTCAAAATATGCATCTAATTCTAAATCTGAATCAAAGTCTATGACCTTCCCTGATTTTAATTTTAATTTATAACCATTTTCACAAATCATACTATTTACAAGTTAATGTTTTATTTTTACGTACTAAATCTTCCATCTTTGCAACTCTTTGTGTTCTTAAAACAAAGTTTTTATCTATTGCATTAGTATTAACAATTGCTTTTCCTAGTGCTTTCATAATATCAGTAATGGATTTACCTTGAATATCGGCTAAAGTTGGAGCTTTATCTAGTTCTAAAACGTTTCCGATTGCATTTAAAAGAGTCGTTTCTGTATCAACAGTTATTATTTTATTAGTATCTTTTAATAATTCGCCACTTAAATAATAAGCAAATTCATTAGCTAAAACTTCTTCTAATACATCAGATGTAATTATTCCATCTTCCCCAACATATTTTCTAGTAATAGTATTAAATACAGCTTCTGATACAATATTTGGATCTTTCATTTTTGCAATTAAATTATAATATGTGCTTCTAATCATTTGATCATCACTAAATTTCATTGCTGCTAAAACTAAGTGTGCTAATTCGTGTATTGAATCACTTGCACTCGCACTATTTATATTTACATAAACATTTCCATCTCTAATAAATGCTTTGGCGTTTCTAGCATCCTCTGGGAATTCAGATAACTCATCATCTGTAATTAATATTACACCAGCATTATATTTTTGAGCAATTGATTGTGCTATTGCAAGTATTGCATCAGAACTTCCATAATCAATATTGCGTTCGGTTGATTCCTGTACACTTAAACGTCTTGATGAATCTATTGGTAAATCAAAAAACTTAGGTAAATCTAATGTAAAATCACTCGGTAATCTAAGATTTACATTAAGATTAGATTTAACTCTAAAGTTAGAATCCATTTTTTTAATTCTATAAATAGCTTCATCATAATCAACATCTAATTGAATTTCACCACTATCTAATTTAGAAATATATTCATTAAATCTATTTGGAATAGAATTAGCATTATCTTGATTAATTTGATTTTCAAATAATCTAGTCATAGAACTTCTACCATAAGAGTCCTTATTAACTACAAGATTATAAAGATAGAATAAGTCTCCAAGTTTAATACCAAACATTGATTGATTAGCAATTTCATCAAACCCACGTAGTATATCTGCAAATAACAATTTTGTATTTGGAGAAGCATCAATATTCATCATGTCTAATGGTAATTTCCATCCAGTTATTACACGTTCATTACTTAAACTAGCATAAGGTACAAGATTAGCAATAAATGGATTTGTTGAGAAATTAATATCTCGTTTTAAATTAGGAATAACAACATCCTCTACAAAACGTTTAAATGAAGCTACACCAATAACAGAGTCCAAATGAATTGTGTATCCATCTACTTTATTTTCTAACTTTCCTTCCAATCCCATACCACTATAATAAATAGTACCTTTTGGAATCTTAAACGAAATATCATTTTCCTTTAAGAAAGACGCGATTACAAAATCATTAATGTAATAATCTAAACTCTTTCAATTATCTTCGGATATTCACGCATTTCCTGATTCAATTTTATCAGCTAAATTTCAAATAGTTCTGCTTCTTCAGGATGATTCTTTAATTGCATTTTTAGAAATAGCTGTTGTCTTAAGCATTTCTCAGAAGTGTGGTAATTTTGTTAATGCATCTAAGATGTTAAATGTTTTCTTACAAAAAGCACCATAGTTCTGAATTCACTTATTTCTATAATATTCGTCTAATACAAATTGTTCAAAATCAAAAGTTTCATCTAATCCAGCAACTTCTTTCATTTGTGTTAAAAACTTTGATTTTTCATCTTTAGACAAAGTATTTAAATATTCATTGAACATTCTATTAACAAAATTATTTATTCGTTTAATAAATGCTCTATTGTGATATAAATCTGTTCTTTGCCCTTGATTAATTCCTTGTGCAGCACCCATAATTGACATTTCCTCTACATTAGGAAGTATGTCATTTATGGCTTTAAGCTTTCGGTATTCTTCAACAGGATCAGAAAGATTTTGTTTGAAATCAAGCTTTTCTAATTCTCATTCTAAAACATTTATTAAACCTTTAATATCTTCTAGAGGAATGTTTTCAAATCCAAGATACCGATAGTAAAATATTTGAGCATTTTCTAGTTCAGAACGATATGCATTGAATTCATCATAACTTGCTTTCTTTGGAGGATTTTCCAAATAGTTGTATAAGTATGTAATAGCTTTTTCTATAACACTTCTATCTTGAAGAGCTTGTATGAGTTGTTCATTACTTCACTTTTGATATGGATTTAATACCTGTTTAAGTAAATCAGTATCTGTTCCATCTAATAACTTTTCTCCAAGATATCATCCAATTGCATTTTTAACTTTTCTAGAATGAGTAGATTTATCAAACACATTTACTTCACCAGCTTTAGTAATAAATCCAAAAGATTCACAAGTCATATAATCTGCAATATCCAGGAAAGGAGTTCCTACTGCTGTTAAGTAGGTATATATATCTACAAGTTCAGGAGTAGCGTTAATTTTAGCCAATATTAACTCTTTTGCGTTATCCGTTGCTGCAGAAATTACAGAAGAATCTGTCAAAGCCGCATCAGTTAAGTTGACAGTAGTTACAAGATGTTTACACAACTTAACTAAATCCAATGTATTGTCTAATTCGTTGCAGAATCGTTTATCTCTTAATTTTCCTGTATAGAAAGGAGATAATTGTATTTTCTTAAATCTACTGTTTGTTTTTACAATATCTAATACTTGTTCTATATCGATATTTGCTAACGATGTTAGTTCTTTTGTTATCGGATGTATAAACAATAGTTTTTCTAATGCATTTACAATAGCTTCATCTGAAGCATTATTCTCACATAATGTTTTTAAATCGTCAGTTAATCCAGAGTAATAATAGTACAATCCAAAGAACGCTTTCAATGATACTGCAGAAATACCAATAACTTCTTTACCAACCGCATTTTGCTGTTGCATCATCATCTTTGCAGACGGATCATCAGAATTAATATGTAGTTCTGCGCGTCCAAGAGTAGATTGTTCTGCTGCAGTTTGAGGATCACCCATATCAACTGGAATTTGAGCAATCAATTGATTTTGAAGTTTTGTTGTAATTTCAAAAATTCCAGAAACTACTCTATTTTTAAGATAATTTGGATCAGAATCAGATGTTAAAACAGACTTAGAATAAGAATCAACTTCATTCAACATTTGTCGTGTTGCATAATGATACTTATCACGCATTTTAAAATATTTAGCTTTTGATATGTTATCCATATTGGTTGTATCCATAAATGGAGCTGCTTCAAAAGCAATTTTTCCATCCGTTCTGAGTATCATGTTGTATAAGTTAGCAATTTCGTCTTTGGATAATTCATCATTCATAAAATGAAGGACGTCTTCTTGAGAAACTACTAAACTTGCATCATTACCAGCATCAACAATTTCTTTTCCTTCTGGTCTAACTAATTTCGATACAAAATCTAAACCATATTTTGATTGAAGACTAGTACCTGTTTGAACGAGACCATTAGAATTAACAGAATATGCCATTATGTACAGTTTATCGATATCCGTTTACCTTTATATTTTCATATAAAGACTGACTATATCTTCATTCTATTTCTAGAATGTCTCGCACTTCAAACCTTGTTTTTGTAATTCTAAAAAATCTTTCTTTGTACCATATTTTCTTATCTTATAAAGTAAATTTGGCACTTGTTTGACATACGGTGCTATTATTTTTGCAAAATTTTCTCCATCTTCTGCAGAACAAGTTGATATTGAATATAGCCCTGGACGCTCTTCAAATTTTCTAAAATTTATTTTTCAAGTATCCTTAAAATATTCAATAATTGTTTCTACAGTATCTAGTGAAACACATGTCGCTATATGAAATGTTCTTTGAACGCTTCCATTACGGTGAACAGAATCGTTTACGTTTATAGATCCATCATCCATAAATCATATAGCAATACCTTTTGCATCTAATCATTTTAACAAATTAGTAGTAATTGTTTTATTAGGTGTATAAACACTTCTACGTAAGGCTTTTATTGTTGGAATAATGGATAATTGAGAATAAATTACTCCTTTACCAGTATTGTATCCACACGTACTTACATAGTTTTTTATACCGTTGTTTTTAATGTTTAAATCGTTTAATTGTTTGATTTTTCATTCCAGATATTGTTTTTGTTCTGGAGTATGACTCAGTTTAAAAACATAATTATTACTAATTGTACCATCGCCAATTAAAAGCGCAATTAACAAGCGCTTTTGTTCTTTTGTCATTTTCTTTTTAGTTTTACATTTTCCCATAATATTAATTATTAAAATTATACATTATGGATAAGGTCTTACTCCCATTCGGGATAGTCGATGAGCCTTTATCCAACTTTACAAATATAGTAAATAATTTATCAATTTACAAATCATTTATCTATTATTTAGTCAAAAATTGGATACTTGGTTGCGGATTGTCCAATCACTTATCTTTTTACTTATATTGAATTAATTAGATTCACCCTTATATACATTACTGCTATAAGTTAGTAATAAGTGCTCTAAGGAGTTTCCCGCAGTTCACGAGATTTATTAAAGTGACTACAATATTAATGTCGCCTTATAGTCGGATAAACAAGGCCAATAGTCACTACCCTCTAAATACGTCTGGCTTTTCGGTACATAAACAGCATTCTCTTTAACCTTTGTAAAAGCAATTAACTTCATAGCCATAAATGATTGCATGGCTTGTGTTGGAATACGTGCACCAACATAATTTAATTGCTTTTGGAAAGAATCGTACATGTCATCAGCCTGTCTTCTTATTCGTTTATCCAAACGAATACATTCATCAGTTGTAATTTGATCTAACGTTAATTCAGAAGTTTTAACAAGAGTCGATTCCTTTTGATTTTCAGGATTAGTATAAATCTTAGCTTGCTCAGAATCACCATATTTTAATTGTTTAAGTGTATCTAAGTTATCCGCGGTTCAGTTATATCTAATAACATTATCAAATAAAGAACGTTTCTTCAAGTTTCTAAAATCATCAATTGTGCTTACTTGAATTATGTGATGTTTACCACCATTTTCATCAATATAAGTAAAGAAACGTTTATTTTCAGAACTACCTAAATCATTTCCTTGATAGTAAACTCTTCCATTAATTTCTCTAAAATCAGTACTTTGAGAGATTTGCCCAGAAACATCTGTTGGAATCTGTCCTATTTTTACAAGAAATTGTTCATTATTTCCAAACAATATCGCATCAAATAACTCACTTTCTGTAAATTCCGGTAAAGCATTATATTTGCCAAGTAATTTATTATAGAAATAATCAGAACTATTTATTTGTCAAATATGATCGTTTTCTCCAAGTCCGAATTTTTCTCCTTGATATTTACCACCAATAATTTCAGCAGCTTCTACCATATAATCATCAGCAGTAACATTTAGAGATTTGATTGCTTCTCATTTAGAAATCGGTCTAACAATGTATTCTAAATCAATATCAAAAGCATAAGAACACAATCTATCAATAAACTCGTCAAATGCGTCCAAATAGTCAAGTCTTGCTTTAGCTATTTCCGATAGATTACCTTCGCCAAAGTCTTGTCTCTTTTTAACAAGTCTATCATATTCAGCTTCCAATATAGATACCTGTTGTGCAGAATTTTTAATAGCGTTTGGTACAGTAATAGGTAATGTATCAATAGTAGTATTTTCATGTAGAAGATTAATTAATCAATTAGCCAAATCGGTACGTTCTTCAACTGTACTTAATTTAGAAACTAATTGTTCTCTATCTATACTTTTACTTGCTCCTCTACTAGCAATTTCTCATTGTAACGAATTTCATTTAATTGGAGTTCCGTCTTCTGTTGTAGTAGAATTATAAATCTCAAATGCTTCACTTGCTACAAAAGATTGTTTCTGTTCTATTCTCTTTAATGTATCTTGCGTAATAGAATTACACCGCTTTATTAAGGATTTTAGTATAGTCTCTCTAGCGTTTGGATTATCAAACAATTCTTGATAATTAAATCTTCATCCAAGCGCTCTTTTAATTATTCTTATTTTATCAGGTGTTATACTATCAAAATCCTTAATAGCTTTGAATAAATACTGAGATGCACGAACTGAATCTAAATCATAAATACTAAATCAATGCCCATTAACTTTAAATTTTGTATTACTTGCTTTTAGATTTCTAGGCTTACCTGTATGAATATAAACTCTATAATTTGGATGTTTTCTTAATAGTGATTTTAAACTATCATATGTAGTAAAAGAATTGACATATCAGAATTGTGGTTCATCTTTATCTGTTGATTCAATAATATTACCGTTTTCATCTAAAACTAATACAGTATCTTCAAAATCAACAAGATTACGAGAAGTTTCTTTTAGTAAAGGATTTGTTGGTTCGCCGTTGACTATCTTTGGATCATTTACTGCTTCATAAGAAACTTCAACACCTTGGTTTCTAACAAAATCAGCAAATTCATCAAATAGTCTTACTTCTCACTGATGTGTTTCTGGATTATACACTTTATAATACTGGATCATATCATGAGAAGGGTTAAGAACTCCTGCGTAACCTTCATATTTATGCCTAATTCCACCTTTGTTGATAGAAGATATAACGTCAGATACAAACGAACCATTAATGGTTGCCGCACTGAAAGGAATTTTAGTATTAAAATCACTTTTTCTAAAAGCATCAGACGCTTTTTTAACAAACGCTTGTGCAATTCCAATTGTGTCTTTGTTACCTTTTTCAAAAGCACCAATTCAAGATTCTGCAACAATCTTATATAATTCCAATCTTGATTCAGGTGAACCTGTCTCTAATACTTGTTTAACAGCATCATTCAATTTAGCAATATGAGAAGCAACAACACCACCAATGTCTTTATAAATGGATTCCACGATATCTTTATAGTGTCCGTCTTCAATTAATGCAGAAATCATCTGTGTCATTTCAGTAACTTGTGCTAAATCAAGTTCATGATCGGCATCCATTTGAACACCACCATATTTGGTTCGCATTCTAATTGTTGTAAATGGATCAGAATTATTCTGTTTTCACGAATCACTACTATTTACGTTTCCTGCCCCAACCTTAATTGCAGATTTGTTAACAAGATAACCTATAAATGTATTTTTTCTGCCATCGTTTTTAGACATTAGTTTTTCAAGAATATCTAATTGAGATTCTTTATAAACCCATTCGCCGTCCTTAAACTCACCAGTTCATGCTCCACCTAATGCTTGGTCATAATCATATAATGTAGTTAATGGAAGTGTTCTTGTTGTTTCGTTTTCTTCTTCAAAAGTATTAGGATTGATGCTTACCAATTTTTGTTTTACGCCAGTTTGTGTTGCTTCAAATCCAGTAATTCTAAAATATTGTCCAGATTTAATATCTTTGAAACAAAGATTTCCATATTCTGCAAGAGCCTGGTTTAATTGTTCAACTGTTATAAAATTACTCAAATCACCATCAGACATCTTACGATAGACATTTTCTGTGTTTGCTTTTGAGAAATATCCATTTCTACGATATTCGTTCGATAATTCATAAACAGCTCATTTTAACAAAGTTGGACGTCCAAAATGAGGATCTATATCCATCATAATAGATTTTTTATTAGCTCCAACTCTTGCATCAACTAATGAATTATTTTCAAATCTAGATTCAAGTGGATGTGCAATACCAGAACCATCTGAAGAAGCTAACTTTGGATCTTCATCACCATTTGGAGTGAATACAATACCTTTAATGTCTTCAATGACGGCAATTCTAATATAAGATGCCACACCATTTTCTAGATTTTGTATATATGGATGATAAGTAGCACCAAATGCAACCGAACGTTTAATTTGAGCAATTAAACGATTCGCTTCTGAAAATTCTTCATAAGTTCCAACTTCGGCATCAAAATCAGGATTTTTTGCCTTTTCTTCAGCATATTGTTCTGAAGTTAAAGTAGTTCTCTTATTTTTATTTGGATGTGCAAACACTTCTCCAATCAATAGAGAGTTTACTTCATTAGATAATAAAACATCTGTTAAAAAATATGCTTCAAGGATAGAATTTAATGTATCTCCGATATGTGTATTTATAGTTCCATTTGGACCTTTAAAAGCTTCAAATCGTTTATCTTTATATATTTTTTCAAAAATCGGATTATCGTATTTATTTCATTTCCAATAATTTGAATCAATTGAATTTATGAAAGATTTACGAGACTTGTCAAGCCTTTGTTTAAATAATTCAGGAGAATTATAAGTTCTATACTGATTTAATATGGTTTCGTTGAAGGCAATGCTTGGGGCACCTTTATATTTTGGTTGATATCCGTGAATTTCCTCATAAAATGTAACTCTAGCATCTTTAAAGTCCTTTACAACATCATCATATTTTTTTGTTGCTAAAAACTTAATTAAATCATCGACTGTATCAAACGTTTCTTTTCCTTCATAAACTTCCCGATAATCCCTAAGAATATTAGATACAATGTTATTGATTCTTGAAGCTCTTGTCTTTCGAATAATCTCTATTAATTGGTCTGAGTTAGATTTGCCATCAATAACGTCCTTTATGACTTCAAATAAATTTACATCCTGTCCATTGATAGTAACCCGTTTATTTAAATCATATCCGAATAAATAATGTGTAGATTTATCGGCATAAGTTGCAGATTGTAAATAAATTTTTCCATAAGCAGGACTATCCGTTTGAGATGAGAAACCTTCATAGAAATCGTGTAGTACATTTAATTGAAGTAATTCTTTAACTGTTAATTCAGATGCAGATTTAGTTACATTTCCATATCTAACTTCTTGACGTATTTGTGGGGAGATTAACAATTCTCTAGCCTGAACCAATATGTTATTTTTATTAGCAGTCAAATAATACTCAGGGTCATCAGATTGACTAGAGTCAACAACTCCATCAATAATTGATTGTAGATTATAAGTTAAATTTGTTAATTGATATAAAGGTAAGTTACTTCCACTAAGATTCTTTACAACATTTCTTGTTTCAGACCCATAAATTGTACTCAACTTTTTAGCAATTCTCAATGTAGCCTCAGTAAAGTTACTTAAATCAAGTATGTTACCACGTTTTCAACTAATTGCACTATTCGTTCTTCCTAAAGCTGTAAAAGCAACAACTCCAACAAATGGAGCAAAATCATTTGCTCAATCCCAATCATCAGATTCAATAGACTTTCCAATTTGTTCGTATGTATCTGGAACAATAAACATTAGGAAATCCTTTATTACCTGTTTCTTAAATTTATCTGAAGCATTACCAATGAATTCACCAGTTGCACCTTTATTTTTCTCTTTGGTTAAAGTAACATTTAGATATTCACGTTTTCCATCAACTGTTCCCGATATTGTAATAATGCCTTTATTGTAGTCTACTTTGTATTGTCCATTAAGTAATCCAGCTTTGTGTGAAGGAGATGTTTTTGTAAGATATGTTACACTGCGTACAATATCTTCAACATTAAATTTTTGAGCATTAATAAAACTACTTTTTAAGTTAGAACCTGTAATTTCACCTTTATCTACATCAAATGAATATGTTCTATAAGATATCGGTTCTGTTTTAAATAACATGTTAGCAAACATGGTTTTTATTAATGCATCAGAATCGTCTCCAAAAATATGCTTTTGAATAGATTTTAATTTAGAATTTAAGAAAGTTGTTCTATCACTATATATGTTTTTTGTAGAACCACCTAATTGTTTATTTGCAGCAATATAAGCAGTTATTAATTTAGATATATCAGCTTTTGCACCTTTATAATATTCATCCCTTATTGCCTTTGGAGATTCGAACAAAATTCAATTCTTCATAGCCATCATAGATGCATTAAATCCGGAAAGTCCAATAAAAGATCCTGGGATAGGTGTACCATCATCATTTATATCAGGAATTGTTTCTAATAAAAGTTTTGCTAAATCAGAATCTTGGTTTTCGATTGCTGCAAATTCACTAGATGTATATCCCGTATAATGCTTTACTGTAGGTCCTCTATACTCATATTTATTGAATGAATCTGTTGAAACAGTTTTATTACTAACTTTGTCAATAAATTCTGACTGAGGTTCAATAAAAGGTGCGTGTGCTCTCAATAACTCATCAAACATAGAAAGTGTTACAAATTCCATATAATGGTTTACACTTTCTGGATTTGTAGATAGAAATTGACGATATTTAGATAATACAGTTTGAATAATTGTTGTAAATTCAGTATCTGATAACTCACTTGTTAATTGAACACGTGATGCTTCTGGATCAACTTCAGATAATAATGTATTACAAAGATCTTCTTTGTATTTGGCAATATCTTTATTTATTTGGGATACATTATCATCGTCAATTGAATCAGGATGTTTTCATCTTTTATTAGAATCTTCTTCTGTTCTATCGAATATAATTCGTCTTACAATTTCTTCCTTAAATCGTTGTTCTGCTAGAATTTGAAGATCATTTGCGCCTTTGTAATAATCAGACACTGAATCATAATGTGTATCAAGTGTAAATCTGCCATAATAAGGATTTACAGGAACACGAGATGGGTTGGAAGCACCCTCTTCATTGAAGAGAGTGCCACCAGCATATCTCGTATATAAACTTTTACCCTCATGAAATCGATCTATGAATCATTCTTCTAGTGCAAGTTTGTTATTACCAAATTCTGCTGCTTTTGCAACAATTAAAGGTATAAATTTAGTTGAATAATCACATGCCATATTAACATTCGCTGTTTTTAAGTCTTTGTTCAAGATAATTATTTAATTTTTTAGAAAATTCAGATAATTCTGGAGTTTTGCTGATTAACTGAGCTAAACCAATAGGATTAATCTTATTTGATGTTTTGTATACAAACAATAAACTATGTATATAAGATTCAAACGGTTTCAATAGAGATTTCATACGTTCTGCTTCATTTCATACATCTACTAATGCATCAGCAGAGTCTTTAGATAACTTAAAGTATTCATATCCTGTTTTAGTTTTAGTTAATACTCCATACGTCTTATTGCCTCAATCCACTGTAGCATAACCCCATTTTTCTAAGTCTTCTGTTCCAAACTCAGGATGTAATGAATCATCAATTACAATACCTTTTGCCTTAGCAAGAGAACGTACTCTTCTATCTAATCAAAGTTCTAAATTATTAACTGTTTTAATCGACGGATTGTCACTAAATGGATTAACAAGCTCATATCCAATTCAACTATCATAAGTAAATTTCATATTATTATGAATACTGTTTACTAATCCACCTATAACATCAGATAACTTATTTCCAGATAAAATCTGTTGAGAACCATATTGGTATTTATCACGTCATTTCTGTTTATATTGTTCTGGCAAAACATTTAAAATCCTTTCAAACTGAGCGTTAAACAAATCTAGCCCTTGTTTAATTGGATCGTTCTGAGGATTTGTAGTTATAGGTTGAATCATACTTTCATCTATACTTCATATACCACCAGTAACATTTCCTTTTATTCAATATCCAGATTTATTTCCAATAAATCGTCTAAATGCAGATGTTGGATCATATTGGTCTCCAGCAGGATCGTTTGCGTATATGCCATTAATAAAATTAGGATTGTGTATCATTTTATCACTTAGTTCATCTAAATTATATTTAGCTGTTCCAAACAGTGTATAAATGTTGTCATTAGATGATAAGTGTTGCATAGATTCGTTGTTATTTATTGTAATAAATCTAACAAACTCTGTAAATGCATTCGGTACACCTAAATGTTTTTTACAAATTTTACCATAAGGGAATTTAATTTCTCTTTTAATAAAATCAATTGGGTGTTTTGGATCATAAGAGCCATCATATTCATAAATTCCGTATCCAAACTCTCCAGATTGATCGTTTTCTGCTTTAACTAAAATGCTCTTATCGTTATTTGTTAAAATCATTCCGTGTGACTCTAAATCAATTCTATTATTTGGAACAAATTTATAATGCATGAACATTGTCATATTTCTTAGGAAATTGTCATAATCTGGTGTTTTATATCCAGCATCTAAAGCAGTACGCATAAATAATAAAGCTCTATCTATTGGTAGTGCTTGATATGCTCTTCCATTTAGAACACGATAATAATCTGCGCCAGTTGGAAGATTGGCTAATTCATTTCCAGTGAGATATCTAACAATATTTGTTGGATCTTCTCATAATCCACGATCTATTAATAATTGTAAATCATGAGGATCATCTAAATTTTTATAATGTAATGACGTTACAAACTGGAGAATTGTTTTAGGATTAACAGGTTTTTGAATTCCAGCACTAGTTATATCCTTATAGTGACTAATTGCTCAATTGCCGTCTCTTGTATGTCAAGTACGCAAATATGGTACATACGCAGGTTCATCGGTCATTACAATCATTACTTTTCCACGATTAGTTTCTAAGTAATTTTTAGTAGAACCTGTAAATCCCTGAACATTATCTGTAATAACTCCTCAATCTGGAGATATGATTAATCCAGGATGAGATTTTTCAAATTGTTCTACAGTCATTCATTCACCAGATTCCTTATCCAAGGTCATACAAGTATTTCTTTTAAACTTACCAACATATCTTCCAACAGCAGAAGTTCGTGTAAATCCAATTGGAATTTCTATAAAATCTGTATCTCCACGATAAATTGCAGTAATAATTCTGTTATTAGAATCGTATTGAGATATATAGATTTCTGGAATAGCTTTTAGTAGCGTTTTTAACTTTCCAATAACCTCTAATGTTTCTGGAACACTTGCATTATCATCTAAAATTCGCATAAATAAAGGTTCTAAGTCTATAGGTAGTTCTGTTCTAATTCCAGAACCAAGTAATGCTACAATTTGTCTATAAACTTGTGAATCAATTTTTATATTTTGTCCTCCATTTCTTGTCTTTCAATTTAAAATAGAATTCTGACTTTGTTGTTCAACGGTTCTAAAATTGGAACCATATAAGAATTCATTAAATTGTGCATTAAATATTTGTGTTGAACCACGTTTTCCAAAATTATTAGCAGGTTGTTGTAGAGATTTTGGTTTTACTGGCGGAGTACTAGGAGGTGGCGGATTATTGCCAGGAGGTAATGCCGGAGGAGTTCCATTAGGATTACTGCCAGGAACTGGAGTACTAGGTGGGTTTGGTGGTGTACTAGGACCATTAGTTGGTGGAGGTATTCCGCCATTATTTGATGGAGGTGTTCCAGAAGGAGTACTAGGTGGTGGCGTTACTGGTGTAGGAGGTGGTGTTGGAGGAACAAAGGCTTCAAATTTATATATATAATCATATAAATTGTTATTTTGTGGTAATTGATTTAGTATTTCTCCACGTCTTTGTTTAAATACAGCAATATCTTGTTCATCCATTATCATTCTTTGTCCGAATTCAGGACTATTAGTAGAAGAAACGTTTAAATTAGTCTTTAAACCATTATCTTTTATAACGGTTCCGATTCTGGAACGTTGTGATAATGTATATAAATCACGTAATATTGCGTACTTACTAGCAACACCGTTTATTGCGTTGTTCTTTTCAAAATTGACATCAACTAATACAAAGTCTGTTTCCATACCTTGCATTTTTGAATAATCTTTAACTTCTACACCTTCCGGTGGATTTTGATAATTTTTTAAATCATCCGTTATAATAGTAACCTTCCCAAGTGCCTTGTATTTATTTGCAAGTGCTAACAAATCGGTATTTTTATCTACAATTTTTTCTCCGTAGAATAAGTTTTTGGTTTCATCTTCAAAATAATGTAGATTGATACTATCTGGTACAAATCCATCTAATGCATCAAATGTAAGTTCTCTTTGCTGTCTTCATTCTTTTAATACATTGTCTAAAGCACTACTTAATACTTTAAAGTTATCATATTTTGCTAAATTAGATGTACGTAAAGATGCAGTAAGATAAGAACTTCCAAAGTATAAACAATCTTCTAATCCAGTAGAATGCCATGTCTTTTTATCTTCTTTTTCAGTTACTCCAGATTCCGTTAAAGTTTCATCTGTATAAACTTTTGCGGAATTCTGAACTGGATCACCCAATCCAACTACAATAATGCCGTGTTGAACAGCATAATCACTTATAAGTTTTAATTCAGATTCAGTAAATAAACTAACTTCATCTATAAATAAAACTTTTAATTTTTTAGATGCATCAAATAACTTATGATTAACGGTTTGAACTTCTGCTAATTCGTAGTGTCCAGTTTTTTCATTCTTACGATAATGCTCTAAATCAACACCAAATATAGATTTAAAGAATTGTTGCTTATTTGTATGCCTAATATTTTCTCCTATTGATTTTGCAAGATTCTCGGATTGTTCCATTTCTGGAGCCAAACAAATATATTCATGATCGTAATCAGCATACATTTTTGCTACATTTTGTGCAACGGCAGTTGTTTTACCACAACCTGCACCTCCTGGAACTATAACAAAGTTCTTTAATGGCATCAAGTTCTTTAATCAGTTTATTGTTTGTGTATCTTTAGGGTCAATCTTAGATACATCTACTGTTTTTAACAGTTCGTCCAAAATAGCATTAGATAAATCTGGCCTTGCAATTTCAGCAGATATGTGTCTAATAGCCATCTCCTGATTGTATATCGGAGCAAACTTAGAATCTGCGGCTTGTGTAGTATCTTTATAACCAGTATAAAAACTTTCAGCAGGAACACTAAGAACCAATTGCAAATAGGATAATAAAGAATATGGTGTTATTATTTCAGTACTTGTACTCATTGCCGCTGTATCCATCTTTCAAGCATCATGGAATAGACTTACTAATCCTTTAGCAAGAGCATTAGTATCTTTGGCAATTGTAGTTTTTGAAACCTCGTCAAATAATGCCGTTTCAAAAGCTACTTCAAACTTCATCAATTCAATAGGATCTGCAGAATCAGCTCTTGATAAATCAATACGCCCTTGAAGAATATTATCTGCAATTTGTTTTATATTAATTGGACCTTCTTCTGTATAGAAAACTTCTCCAAATTTAGTGACAAACGTTGGATCATTAATCAAAGTTCATATATAACGTCCACGCATATGTCTATCGATTTCTTCGTGAACTCTTAATATTCGTGAACCGTTCATGTCGGATATTCCGAGTAACGTTTTGATTTCATTCTCTAAATCAAACGATTGTCTATATAAAATATCTGCTGTATTTTTATCAAGTTCTGCTAATTTTAATTCTGCACCACCAGCATTTATAGAACCATTTGTTTTATCAAATGTTCCAATTATCATACCACGTAATACACGAATTAACTTTAACGCTTCTTCTAAATCACTTCTAATTCCAACATTTCTAATAAAGTAATCATCTAAATTTGAACTATTTGCTAACTTCTGTTTTTCGCTTTCTATTAAATCTAGAATATTACTTCTCTCACCCAATATATCTGAGGCAAAATCTTGTAGTAAAGTATGAAATGAAGAATATTTAATTTGAGAACGCAATCCATCAATATTCTGTATAAATTCAGTAATTGGCTTAACTACACCGTTTTCTAAATATTCAGGAGTTATAGCAGCTAATAATGAATTAATGTCTTCACCAGAAAAACCTAAATCCATTAGTTTTTGTTTTATCTGATTGTATGCATTAATTGCAGTTTGATTATTTATTCCTAGATTTTCTAAAAATGTAGTAGCAAGAGATTTTATATCATTTAATAAAGGCGAATTATAATTTGTTGCGTCTTCATCTTCATCATATAAAAGATCTCTTAATCCGGTTTCGTCTAATCAAGATGTTCATAAACCGGGATCATTTCCATTATCGCTTTCTCTTAACTCAATTGCATCTAACCAAGAATTAACTTTATCGGAAATATTTCCAGTTTGAAGAAAATCATTTACTGCCATTCTAACTAATGCGGAATATTCAAAATCATTGTTTAATTGTTGCTTATTGGCCGCATATTGTGAATACATTTGTCTTACTAATTCAAATGCCCTAGAACTTTCTTCAGGAGTAAGAACAGGCTTAGTTAATAATGAAATAATTTCTGCATTATCTCCAGAAGGATGAATCAACATTGCTATCGCATTTTGTTGAAGACCTTTTGTTTTATTTTCAAGTTCTTGTAGTTTTGTTTTTAATTCTTCAATTTGAGTTAGATCTTCGTCAGTTTTATTCTCTTTTGCAACAAGTCCGTTATACTTTTGAGATGTTTCTTGAACCTCTTTTAAATGATTAAAAAAGACCTCTTGAAATTCAGTAGCTACTTTTCTAGATTCATTTGGACGATAACCTTTTAGCAATTCGCCTTCTTGTTGTAGTCTTTCAGTATATCTTTGAGATAATCCTAAATATACATCAAATGCACGCAAAACTTTATTTTTGCCATCATCTTTCATGTATTCCTTATATTCATCATCAATTGCTGATTTTTCATCGTCTGATAATGTAGAATATTTTTTACCATACATGACTTCTGTATAGCTTTCTTTACTTAAATCAATAAAGTTTTTAGCTAGTTCTGGATTGGATGCAAATATTGCTTGTCCAATGTATTTTCAGTTGTTTTCACCTTTTAAAATAGAATCTCTTCTATCACGCAATTGCTGAAGTTCTTCTTGAAGATTTTTAATGGTTTGACTGTTTTTGATATTTTCTTCTGTTTCTGCTTTAGCATCAGGACTATCGTTTTTTACAGTAAGCTTTTGAATTTCAGACTGTAATTCTGCATTTTTCTGAACTATTTTAGTAGCAACATCGTAAACATCTTTTATAAGAAGATCGTGTACACCAAGATTAATCAAGGTATCTCCTCGTAGTGCTCCATCTGTCTTTTGATATCCAATTAAAGCATTTCTTACTAATGAATCCGTATCAATTTTTAATCCCTCTTTAGATATAGTGTCTTCAATAGTATTAATATATTCCATTAATGTATTGAATACCACATCGTTTTGAGATAATCCGTTTCCTGCTGGTTCCGATACGGTTTGATTTCCATCAATAGAATTTATAATCGATAAATCAGTTCCTAACGATGTTGAACCAAGTAAACCCTTACTATGCCATTGTCTATAAAGGTCTCGAATTTCTTGACCACGACCTTGAGCAATATAATAAGTAAGTTTAGCCATTGTATCTTCATCAGTGTGTTGAGCCATATCATTTGCAAGAAGTTTATCTCATTTCCCTTGCAAATGAAATATACCTCCACCAATAAATCCTCCAGCAGCAGCCATTCCATATCTTTGCAGCACATCTGTCCAAGATAATCCGAAATCAAGTTTCCTATCCCCAGTATTAATTCCAATTGATTGTGCCACATTTGTCAGAACTTTAGATACATCCAAAACCCCTTCTTCCATCATTTCTTCTATTGCTTCAGAAACACCTCTATTTATAAAAGTATCAGCAGCAGCAGACGAAAAATGTTTATTATAAATATCGATTAACGATTGAATAAACTTTGCTTTTTCTTTTGGAGAGGCATTTTCAATTCCAGTAGTTAGTTTAGAACGAACTTGATCAACTGCTTCTTTAGCAGGAGCTTTTAATACATTTTCGTCTAACCAAGATCCTTTAAATAACAGGCCTTTACCATAATCAGTGGCCATTAAACCTCCAAGTGCAATTGCATTTGCAACAAATGCTCATCCAGCAACCATGTCACTAGCACCAGCTTCCTTAAATGTATTATATGAATCTTGTGCAGAAGTTAATGACATATAACCATAAGATAACGCTCTACCTATTTCAGATTGTTTAACTATATCTCCAGATTTATTTAATAATCTAGGAATAGAACCAACCACTCTTTGCTGGAATAATTGTCCAGATACACTACTTATAAGATTTCCTAAGTTTTCAAATGTTACAAGATGTTGCTGTGAATTATCTGAAACAGATGGATCGAATTTAGCAAATCAACCTTCATATTGATTCATCGTTTTATTAAACTCATTATCTTCAGACCCACCAGCAATATTTGCAATTGCTTTTCCTAAAACAGGTAGCACTCTATTTAATGCAACAAATGCAGTAGTTGCTCCAAGTATTTCTCCAACGCCTGGAATAAGATATGGAATTGTAGTAAATGCGGTTTTAGCAATTGTACCAACCATACTTTTATCCAACCCATCTGAATCAAAAAAGTCATATTTGTTTAGTCAACTTCCTTCACGTGTTAATGAATCACTATATGTTAAAACTTGTTTTCCAGAAAGACTTCTGTCTCCAAGTGTTTCATAATATGGTAATCCATTTCTATATTTCAGATCACCACGTTTATGCTGTACTAATTCTCCACCTTCTCTATGTTCACCATCTTCATCTCAAGATGCAAGAACAAGCGTTGGTCTAAATATTGCACGAATCGGATTAGACTTATCATCAGGAGTTCACCCAAGACTTTCACCAGTTAAATAATCTACTACTTCTTGCTGTTGTGCAATTTCTCTTGCTGATTGTTTTGCATATGGGCCCTGTCCATATTTATTTATATAATCTATACCAAAAGATTGTGTTTGTGCAGTTGGAGATATGCTAAATCTTGGAGTAGTATCAATTATTTTAGAACCGGATGGACGATCTCACTGAGAATCTAAATATCCAAACAATTCAGTTGCTTTTGGCACATATTCTTCGTTAGCATAATTGTTATATAACAATAAACTATTATCGTAAAACTTATCAAATGCAGCTTTATCAAATTTACCATCAGAATTTTTAAATGCTTCTTGGACTTGAGGCATTCCTTCGTATTCAGAACGGCTTTTTAATTCTGAATTATCTGGATTTACCCCAAGTCTTTTAAAGTCATTTATCATTAAGTCTGGATTTTGAACCAAAGCAGCAAATCAATCGTATTGTTTTTTATTTTCTGCCATATTCTATCAATTAAAACTTCTTTGTCCAGTGTCTACTTGTCTACGTATTTCTTCTTCACGTTCATTCATAGCTCTAGTTTGTGCATTAGCCATATGTGAATTCTTAGAATAATACTGAACTGCACCAGCCATGTCATTTAATATCGGTATAAAAACATTACCATGATAATATCTGGTTCTAGATCAATCTCTACCAAGAAAACCTTTATCTGTTGGAGAATCTGTTCTTTTAGGTGCGTTTTTATCATGATTAACAAAACCATATTGAGCCGCTTCTTCATACTTACGATGTCAAAAATCAGCTTTATCTTGGCTCATTCTTTCAAGATATCTAGAATTTGTATCAAGTCCTTGAACAAAATCATGGCCCATCATAGCACCAAATGTCAAGAATCACATACTATTTACAGCTTCAATCATTCCAGTATTTTTATTATATACTAATTCTGGATTATTAGCAATAAGTTCTTGAATCATTCCAGGAGTAGCACCTTTTTCTTGAAGTTGTTTATTTGCTTCTTCTAATTCATTAACCAGGTTTCAATTTACGGTAATCTCACCGTTTACTTCTTTGTATGGTAATTTTATTCGTTGTAGAGCAGATCCATCATACATTAAGGCTCCTTGAGCAGTCTCATCTAATATTTGATCTCCAAATGTAACCGTGTATTGTGGTGAAATTTGTTTTAATCCTTCAACAGTTTCAAATATTGAATCAACCATACCTGGACCAACAGGTGTTATACCATCTTTTCTCATTAATGAACCGGTATTCTGTATTGGCGCATGTAATGACACGGTTGATATTGGATTAAATATTGTATATTTTGGTAATTCAAAGTTACGTCCAGTAGCAAGATTTTCTACATAATTATATTCAGTAAGATTTTTTTCATCACCATCACTTCCAGAACCTCCAGCACCACCCAAAGCATTTGCTTTACTTAAAGATGCTTCATAACTAGGATCGACATCAACATCCGTTTGAGAACTTATGATAGAACGAATATAATCAGTAGGATCATATCCTCCAACTGCAGCATTTGCTTTAATCAAATGTTTTGCTTCATTAGATAGACGAGAATACAATAATCCAGAAAAGTCATTTAAATCAGCTTTTGAATACTTAGATGTAATTTTAAATATACCCTCTCCTTGTAAATCGTTTGCGATATCCTGAAATACTTGTTTTTTAAATTCTGCAGATTTAATAGAACCAAAGTTTGCAATAATATCGTCAATTTCTTTTCTAACATCTGCTGCACCTATAACATCCATTCCAGTCTCACCAAAAATAGAATCAGAAAATGCTAATTCAGGATTGTTTCTACGCATATAAAGTAATTGAGAGTATGACAATGGGGAATGTTTTTCGTTATCAAATTCAGATGGAGCTATTTTTTTAATTCCATCTTCAGAATTAACTCACATTCTACCATAAGCGTCTAGTGCTATTTCTGAACCTGCATTATGTTTCTTTATTTCAGAAACAGCTTGATCTCAATATTCTTTATTATTTTTTGCTTGATTAGTTAAATTCATTATTTGAAGCATACCAGGCATTACAGAACGATATGACCCAGTACCTCCAAAACCTTCAGTTTCTGAAAGTTTTTGTGTTTTCTTTTGGAATACAACGAGTTTATTATATATAGCTTGAATATCACTTGGAAGGAGATTTTGGTCTTTCATTAATCCAAGTAATTCTTTATCGAGAGGGTCTAATTTAGCATCTTCATCGTCAGAACCACTAGAACTTTTTGAACTACGTCCACTGGAATCTGTATACTGTTCTGGAATAAAGGGGGTGTAAATTAATCCACCCCCTTGTTGATATACTTTCAATTTCATTATTTTAATGCTCTTAACAATAGTTTAATTGTATTATCACTTAATTTAGCAATTGCTTTATGAGTAGCTTTATTATTGTCAATTCAAATTTGTTCATCAGGCTCATTTTTATAACGAGTAGAACCTCTTAAATATCCACCTTTTTTATATCTAGTTGTTAATTGTTCTAAAACATTTACCAAATCAGTATAATCTTTTTGTTGATTATATAATTCTGGAAGATATTCTTTAGGCATTATAGATGTTGACAGAATTGATTTTTTATTAACATTATCACCTCAAATAGAAAACTTTAACGGTTCAAAATTAGAAAATGTGGATAATATATCTGGTTTAGGACTTGTTAAATTAACAACAGGGTTCTCTGTTTTACTAGATTGTACTTGTGAACCACTAGTAGATTTGTTAGAACTATTAGTTTCTTGTTTTATAGGACCTTGTAATAAGACTTCTCTAGTAGTAAGAGTACCAGTATTATCAATCTCTTCAATTATTCCAACAATTGAACCATCGGGTTTTGTTTCTATTCTTTTATTTTGCTTTCATGGATGTGTAAGTTTAAGAGAAACGCCTTCTTGAGCTTTAACAGTCCCTCCATTTTTATATCTTCCAAATGGAATTCCAATAGAAGATGTTCTACCAGTTAATCAACTTGGATAAGAATAATTTAAAGCATTACCATACATTCATTCTTGCATCAATTGTGAATTTGATTCTTGTAATGATGTCAAATCGTTTACATGTGCAGCTCAATCGTTTTGTCTCGTTCTGCGAACATAATCCTCTAAATCAGTATATTTAGCAGCTTCTTCAACAGGTAATGCATTATATGCAGCTCTTGCTCCAGGAAAATATTGATCAAATTTATTATTATAATTATTTTGAAGTTGCTTTGCATATTGCGCTCTATTATAGTTAAGCATAACATTTCTGTCTTTCTGAAGATTGTTCTGTATTTCAAGTCCAAGATTCTCCCAAGATTGACCTCTACGTTGAGTTAATTCCATTGCTTGCTGTTTAATAGCAGAATTAACAGCAGCACGACGCATAGCATTATCATTTGCAGTTGCAATTTGATTAGCAAGATTTTGATTTTCGATTTCAAGAATTCTATTCTTTACATCCCAATCAAATGCAGAACGTTGTCCAATTATATCACGCTCTCTATTCCACAATTGACCTTCACGTTGATTTCATAAAGCATTGTTTGCAACTACATCAGATGTTACTGGTTTTACTCCAGCCATTCTTTCTAATTGTACTTGTTGTAGTGCTCTATCAAGTGTAGGATTGTCATTACGTGGAGCATTTAATATAGTTGGCAATTTATCAACTCTACCTGCATTTAAAGCATCAACTGCTTGACGATAGTATTTGTTCTGAAAATGTGAATTTAATGCAAATCTTCCAAGGCTTAAACCAGGAATAAGATATTTAGTTAAACTAGGTAAATTGTATTCTGGACCTCCACCAATATCTGGATTTTGCACAGAAGCACTTTGTTGAGAAATACTCACTGATTGTGTACGATTTTTAAGTGCATCTCCAATGGCAGTTCTTGCATCATTAAATGTAGGTGTGTGCCAATCATCTAATTCTCATAGTCTAGTTCCAGATTGTGCTTTAATTATACCACCTTTTTTAAATATTAATCCTAAATCACGTCTTTGCTGTTCAATACGATTTATATTTCTATCTAAACGTGGTCCAGTAAATTGTTTGTAAACTCCATTTCGTAGAGCCTCATTAAGTGCCTCTCTAAACTGTTTAGGATTCATATTTGCAATCTCTGTCATGTCTGGTTCTTTTGCTATTTCACTAAGAGTTTGCATTGGATTTTTACTAGAACGCAACTTTTGCAAATTAAGTGCCATTTGTGCAGATTTTGCGGAAGCTTCATTAAAAGCTCTTTGTACACCACGTTGTTTAATATCTCCAACTGTTTTTACTAAACGTTCTGTATTTTTAATAGATGTTCTGTTTCTTGGTTGCTTTTGAGAATCCCTTAATGCACTTAAAATGTCTTTTGCCCTTTGTGATTTACTTTTACGTAATTCACTTATTACACTTCTGCGTTTATTTTCAGATAATCCGTTTAAGAATTCTATTGCTTCTGAATCACTTAATCCTTTTTCTACAGCATTACCAACAATATATTTACGCAACTCTTTACTAGAAACACTTTCTGCTCCAAGTCTTGTAGAAGGATTATTAGAAATTCCTGGAGCCGGTCCCATTGCCTTAGATACACCAGCGTTGATATTTGCAGTAGATGCTGCAAACTCATTTATTGAATCCAGTCCAAGTTTACCAGCACTTCTTGCCATTTCAGAAGTATTAGGAAGGCCTTCTCCACGAGAAATTGCAGCTTCTGCATCTGCACGCATGCCAGGAGTTCTATCAACTGTTGTTGTTTCTTGTGCTTTTACAGTGGGTCTTGCCGTTCAACTAGTTTCTGCTTGACCTAATCTAGCAAGTGATTGAATATAAGCCCTACCAGCAGCTGTATTTTTTGGAGAAAGTGAAGTTGTAGTAATAATTTCTCTTGGAGTGGTTATTGTATTAGTTGTTGCATCTAAAACAGATGATGCCAACTTACTTCTTAAATTATTATCACTAAGATTTTTATCAATATATTCTCTTCTGGCAAATTCACGGTTTGCCAACGGATCAAATGCATCACCTAACCATCCATTTTTAGAATATTCTTCTCTAGTTGGCTGAGGTTGTTGTTTAGCAGTAGTACGTACTCATTTAAACGCACCTTTCTTTCCAACAATAAATCCAAACTGTTCAAGTAAAGAATCATCAGCAATATCTTTTAAAGAGTCTTCTGTAACACCACGTGATTTTAATATATTACGTAATGTTTGAGCAGGAGTTTTATTTGTTTTATCTGTAATTTGTGAAACTTCAGAACCAGATAATTCGATTTGATTTCCATCAGAACCTTTAAATTTTTCAGACGTATATTTAACCTCTGGAAGTTTTTCTTTACCTCTAATAGTACTAATTTCACTAGCCAATGCAGATTCCCCACGTCTCACACGAGCACTATGTCCAATATTAATGACAGATTGAATACCAGCAGAAAGTTTTAATAAATCGTTAGTATCTCAATCTTTTGGATTTTTGGCAAGTACGCTAGATGCCTCAACCAATCCAATCGCATTAAATGCTTTTCCAAGTGGAACTGCAACTCTTGTCACAGCTTTTGCGACTTTTGCAATTTTTCCAGTTTCACCAAGATATGGAACTAAAGACACCAAATCTAGTCCTGTTGCTAATGCAGCTTGACCTCAATCTCCAGCATCTAAATGACCTTTACGGTCTTTAGCAGCAGAAAGAAATAATCCAGTAGAACCTAATCCAGATACAGCGCCTGCGATAGAACCTCCAGGAACTAATCCAGCAATTGCACCAGCTACATCAATTGCTGCAGCTGTAATTTCTTTCTGATCAGCAGGAGTAAGTGTTTCTCAAATATTAGAAGCATGTGCTAATGGTGTATCGTTTTGAATCGTAACCTGTTCTGGTTGATTTGGTGCAACTGATAATCTACT